TACCAGATGGACGACCCTGAAGAACGATAGAAATATCTATAGTTTCAAAATTTTCAAAGTAACGATAGGCATTACCAAGAGTTGATAGGGATACGGTTGCTTCATCGAAACCATCAGAACCAAGTTGAAAGTACATGTTTGCAGGAGCAAGAGCAGATGAAGATGCTACTGTTGTTGCATTTCCCGATGGCGCTGTTGAACGATCATTTGCCCACCAAATATATTGAGAAGCCTGATTGATAACTGTTTTATAATAGTTTGAAGTATTATCAGCATTAACTGCATTGTTTGCACGTGAAAGTCCACGATAAACTTCTAAAACCGTACCAGGAGTACCAGTAAATAAACCACCATTATCAACAACTACTACATGCATTTCATCTTGCGCTGCAGTATTACCATTCTGAAGAACGTATGGAGATTGACCAGGTGCAACACCAGTAACATTATAAAATTCCCAATAGCGCTGAATTGTGTTCGAAGCATATACAGTATGGAGTCTATATGGGCTATTAAACGAGAATGACACGTTAGCTGTTGAAGAGTTACCAGTTGTTGAAATTGCAGAAATTTGCATATACTGGAAACCAATAGAAGAGTTACCAACAACAATTTGATCATTGAGAGAAAATGAACTTACAATATTTGCAGCAACAAGGTTATTAGCTACACCAATAATGGTTGCAGTATTTGAACCAATTGTAAAATTAACTGTGTTTGAAACTGAAACATTTGATGTATATGAACTTGCTGTATCGCATACAGAAACGCGAAGAGAGTTACCGATAGCACCAGGATATTTTGCAACATAAAGAATATCAGAATCGAAGCTTCCGTCTACAGGGTACAAATAAGCATCAGAATTTGGTACAATTTGGCTGGCAAGGTTGGCAACGTATGCATTAGAAGATTCTGGAGCAAAACCAACAGCAGTATATGCAGTCTGTGGATTACCAAAATAAACCTGAAATGCAGCATTTGTTGCAAGAGCATTTGCAGAAAGTGTAATTGTTGTAGAATTTGCTGCAGTAATAGTTACAGTATTTCCAGCACCAACAACAGAAGAGTTGGATGTTTGGGTAATATACATATTTGCAGTTAGTGGGAAAGTATTGCTAACAATTGTAAATACGTTATTTCCTGCTGTAGCATTTAGTGAAGCAACTGGAGTTGCACCAGAAGTATTTGCAGCACGAGAAATATATAGCGAATTGGTATATGCTAAGAAGTTAGCTCCAGTAAAAAATGTTTCAGCATTGAAACTTGTAGGTTTACCGTAAGTTTGATATAGTGTCTGTTCTGTGTCAATCAATCTTAGTTGACCAACTGGACCCCAACGGAATACACCAGCAAGAGCACCTGTAGAGGTAGCAACTGATGGAACAACTGTAGTAAGGTCAATTTCAGAAACATTAACACCTGGTGATAATTGAATAGCCATTTTTTTCCCCTTTTGTGTTTAGGATATAGATTTAATTTACTTTTATTTATTAAAAGTCTTCTTTTACATTCCACATCCAACTATCAGGCACAAGAGTTTCAATAGATTCGTCATAGTCTTCCCTACCATCATCAAAGAATCCAAACGGAGCCATATCTTGCTCCAAGTCTTCATCTGATTTCTCCCTTAATGACATTAAGGTATTGATATTAGTGTAGTCTTTAAAATATTGTTGATCCGATAGCCAAGCAAATAATACCAAACACATGACAAGATCATCATGTTTATTTGGTTCTGCTTCATAAGAATTACCCTTTTTGGAAAAAGTGGCAAATTCAGCGATTGTATGAAAATCATTTATTAAGATTTGTTTTTGTTCAACCAATAATTTTAAAATTGAACATCCAGCAGACTTAACAACTTTAGTGGTTCTAATGCCTTTATCTATTCCCTTTCCACTGAAACCAGAGGTAATACGTTTACCTTTCATACCAGCGTTTTCAGTAAATAAGACATTTTCATAACCAAGGTCATAATGTAGTGAATGAGAAACTTGTTCCCCAATATCATTTACTTCAACAAGAACAGATGCATTATTATGTGCTTTAGCCACACGATGAATAATTTCAGCATAATCCATTGGTGAAATAGAATTATTTCTATAGACAGTTACTTGTTCATATGGCATTTTGGTTACATCAAGTAATTGAAACGCCGAATAATCTAACCCTTTACCTCTTGACACGTCACACACCATCATGTATACATGATCTTTAATTGGGGGAACGTATTGTATCAAACCTTCTTTTTGTACAATAGGATTTTGATGTACAAGTTCTTTCAATCGCCAACCAGCAATAAGAGTTCCTGATGAACCAAGAAATTCAACTTCATATTCCTGTGCAAATTTTTCAAGGTCGAAGTTCATGGAAGATAAAGTATCTTGCTTCCATTTTTCATCACGACCGGGTACATTTTGCCATTTTACTTTAATTGCGCTATATTGATTTCTTTTTTCTAAAGCATTAACCCAAATTGAATAAAAGTGGTTCAAGCCATTAGGAGTAGAAACTAGAATAATTTTAGATTCAGTACCAGACGAAATTGTTGGATACACTGAAGTAAAAAATTCATCCCAATTTTCAATAAAGGCCGCTTCGTCGATGAATAGAAGGTTAATGGTATAACCACGAATATTGTCAGAAGATGTAGCAGAAGCGATAACACGAGAATTATTTTCTAATTCAAATGAACCTTTGTTCCATTCTTTAACACCTTGTTGAAGCCATTTAGGGAGGTGCTGATAAGCAAGCTGAATTTTACCAAGAATTTCACGGGCTGTATCGCCTTTGTTGGCAAGTAAGGCAACAGTTTTTTCTGGATTAAAAATAATATACCAAAGAATAAATGCACAAGTTGTAGTAGATTTACCTGCCTGACGAGCAGTAGTAATGATATTAAAACGGTTATCGGCAAACGAACGAAGCATTTCTTTCTGATAATCATATAGTTTAAAATTTATTAACCCTTTATCAATGTTAATAATTTTCATATATTTTTCGGTAAAATACACAGGGTCTTGGGAACATGTAATAACTTCAATAACCATTTCCTCTGTCCAATCAATATCTTGATTAGCTCGTTTTAAAAGAGAATTTCCGTTATATCCTTTGATGTGTTTAAATTTTTCATCATCCATCATTTTTTCATTCCTTCAATCATCTTTTGTAATTCTGCAGTAGAACCAACAAACATATTATTATTAATTGTTTTGGCCTGACCACTCATAGGTTCATCGGCAGATTTAATTTCTCTAATTTTTCTTTGCAAATCCATTAAATCTTTATTGGCGGAAAGAGATGTTTCTGCCAATTTTGCAAATACTTCATAGGCACGTGGATGCTGAGACTGATGTGCAATCTCGGCTAATTTATGCATGGCATCATCTAAGTTTTCAATAACATTTAATACATTAGCTCTTGCAGTTTCAAAATCCGTTGTTGCCGAATCATTGTGGGCATCTGCCATAAGATTAACAACTTTTTCATTAATTTTTGTTATGGGTGTAATGCCTAACTCTTTGTCTAAACGTTCATTTTCTTCATCATTCATGTCAATTGGTTCTCGTTATAAATTATATCAATATATCCAAAATTATCTGTTGCTTGTATTTGATTATATGGTATAGTTATTGAAATATTAGAAGTTGGGTTCCCGTTTGCATCAAGACCAGGTTGTACTGTAACTCTTTCAGATGGATTTGTGTTTCCAACTGCAGTAGAAAGTTGACCATCTGGAACTTGAGGAATATAGAAAGTAGTATCAACAAATTTGATAACACCAGAGCTTTTAACTGGACCATAAAGATAACCTTTGAGGGTTAAATTTAATGTCCATACAATAGCTCTTCTTTTTTCAAATTTATCGTCATAGTTATCTTCATAATGTACCCCATTCATAATAATAGGGATGTCTTTAACTTCATTCATTTGCGGGATTAGATCAACTGTTGTTGTCCAATCTGGAGTAAAAAATGGAAGTATTTGTTCTAAAATTTTGTTTGCATCTTCGGCATTTTTAGCGTATATGAATACTTTAAAATCAAAATTATATGGAACAGGATTATACTGATAACTAATAACAGAAGAATTGGCACCTTTAACTGCACTTCTGCCGATAGTATTTAATTTTCTCGCGCCATCATATACAATTTGACCCATTTCAAATGAAATCATTGGAAGGGCATTAACTGCTGTTGGTCGATCAATATTAGGGTCTTGAAGAACACGCTGAAGCATTTTATCCTTTGGTGCATATGAAATAGGAACTTTAATTAGTTCTGTCATATTACCCGAAGAATCTGTGCGAACAATTTTAATGTCGTTGAATAATGTTCCAACAAGCACAACATATTTTTTAATTAAACTGAAATAGAATGTTTGACCGAAAATGTTAAATACCCCTTAAATTAGTTTAAAACCTAATTTTATTAATTCATTATATTTATCAGAATTAGGAATTGCCATTTTTCTTACATCGCCTAATTTAAGCCATCTAATACCTTTTTTGGAATCAGATACCCCTTTTCTATTTTCTTCGTTATTCATGGCGTTATTTAATTTCATTTTTTCAATAGTTTCAGTAGAATGTTTTTTACCGCCCATCCCAATACGATTTTCTTTTTGGAGTCTTTTATTATTATTTGAAATTTTATCACGAGTTTCTTTTGATCTTATATAATTACTAGGTTTACCCTTTAATTTATTACTAATTTTTTCTTTTGTTTCTTCTGATAAAAATTTTCCGGCATTCCATTTACCAAAATTGGGATTTTCTAAATGCGACTTAGATATTTTTTCTCCTACAGACAACTTAGAATTTTCGTCTGTAGACCAATGGCTAAAATGATAAT